AAGGAACAAAAGAGCAGCAGCGTGTAAAAACCACGCAAGCTAGGAAGAAGGGGCAAATGGCAGCCAGGGTAACTGGTGGTCAGGGATTGCTTGAAGAAGCGCCAACAGAAAAGCCAAGTTTGTTAGGGCAAAATAAAAGAACATATGGATAGTTAAATGGCTGAGATTGATCAAAGAGCTGCCGTGCTTATGAAAAGGTTTGGCAGCCTGAAGACATACAGAAGCAACTGGGAAAGTCACTGGCAAGAGATCGGTGACTTTGTTGCGCCGAACAAGGGCAACATTACCAAAAAAAGAACGCATGGTGATAAAAACACTGAGCGTATATTTGATGGTACTGCCCAGTTCGCAGCTGAACTTATGGCGTCAAGTATGCATGGAATGTTGACTAATTCAGGCACGCCCTGGTTTAGTCTTCGTTATACTGATGAAGAGTTTGAAACTGACGATACATCAAAGGAATGGTTAGAAGCTGCAACTGATACAATGTATGTTGAGATCGGTAGATCAAATTTTCATGAAGCTATTAATGAATTATATTTTGACCTGGTGACTTTTGGCACAGCTGTCATGTTTGTTGATACTGACAAAGAAGGTACATTAAGATTTTCAACCAGGCACATATCAGAATGTTATGTATCTGAAGATGAGTTTGGAAGAGTTGATACAGTATTTCGTGAGTTCAAAATGCCAGCCAGGGCAGCTGTAGCGCAGTTCGGTGAAGAGAATATAACACAAAGACTTTTGAAAAAATCCCAGGATGATCCGTATGAAATGGTTGAGCTGCTTCATGTAGTGATGCCAAGATACGACAGAGACACTGTTAAGATTGATGCAAAGAATAAACCAGTAGCATCTATATATTTAGATCCTGGTGATAAAAAAATTATATCTGAGAGTGGATTTGATGAGTTTCCGTATATGGTTCCTAGATTTCGTAAGGCATCATATGAAAATGGTTATGGACGATCACCAGCTATGACAGCTTTAGCTGACATAAAAATGCTGAATGAAATGTCCAAGGCAGTTATTCAGGCGGCTCAATTGCAAATCCATCCTCCCCTTCTAGTACCTGATGACGGTTTTATCCTTCCAGTTCGTACCGTTCCAGGCGGTTTGAATTTTTACCGATCAGGAACTAGGGATAGAATTGAGCCACTGAATATTGGCGCTAATAATCCACTAGGTGAAAACCAGTTAGAACAAAGACGTACAGCAATTAGAGCTGCGTTTTATGTAGATCAGTTAGTTACTGGTAATAGACCAGGAATGACAGCAACAGAAGTGATTCAAAAATCTACAGAGAAAATGAGAATACTTGCACCGCTTACTGGTAGGTTGCAATCAGAATTATTAAGACCGCTTATTGATAGAATATTTAATTTAATATCAAAGAAAAAAGGTTTTGCTCCAGCTCCTGAAACTATGGCTGGTAATGAAATAGATATAGAATATGTATCACCATTAGCTAAAGCGCAGCGTCAGGGTGATATTCAGGCATCACTTGAGTTGTTTCAGTTTCTTGCACCTCTCATGCAAGTTGATCCTAATGTGGTTGATTTCTTGGATGTTGATGGTCTAGCCAAACATATCATTAAGACCACTGGAGTACCAGCCAGTGTAGTCCGTGGCGCAGAAGAGGTAGCTGCAATCCGTGAACAGAAGCAACAAATGCAAGCTCAAATGGCACAAGATCAAAGAACAGCTATGCTTGCGCAAGCAGCTGGTGAAGCTGCCCCAGGTCTTAGAGCAGCTGATGATGTTAGTCCTGAAGCACAAGAAGCAGTATTGAATTTGGTAGCTGGTGATGAGTAGTCCTGAACAGCTTAGAGTTATATTTAAAGAATTGTTCTCCTCCGCTGAAGGTAAGAAGGTCTTAGAAGATTTAGAAACTAGGTTTAGTTATAAGTCTTCTACCTTCGTGCCGAATAGTGATGAGACAATATACCGTGAAGGTCAAAGATCAGTTGTGGTGTTTATTAACAACATGATTGAAGATAAAAAACCAATAGAACAAGAAGGAGCTATAAATGTCTGAAGAAAATCAGGTAGCGGATGCCCCAGTAGATACTGGACAAGCAGCGTCTGAAGGAACAACAGAATTTAATTTTAGAGATCACATTGATGAATCAATAAGAGATGATCCAAGTTTATCTACATATAAAGATATCAATGGCATGGCTAAATCTCTTATTAATGCACAAAAAATGGTAGGTGCAGATAAAGTTGCTATACCAGGCAAGTATACTACACCTGAAGAAATGGATAGTTTTTATTCAAAGATAGGTAGACCTGATGACGTAGATGGTTATGAGCTGTCTGCCACGGATGCAATAGGTGAGGAAGGTGTAACTTTTTTTAAGCAGCTTGCACATAAAAACGGATTAACACAAACCCAGGCTGAAAATATCCTAACTGAGTATGGTGGATATATAGATACAATGGGTGAGAAAACAGAAGAACAAATAGAGCAGATAAGAGTTGGCATTGAAAAAGATTTACAAAATGAATGGGGCGATCAATATGAAAAAAATATTGGTTACAGCAATGAAGTTGTAAGTTTTTTTAGCAGTGACGATGACGCTATAACAGAAATGAAATTAGCTGACGGAACAAGGATTGGTGACAATCCAATGATCATTGAAATGTTTTCAAACATAGGTCAGTTTATATCTGAAAAAATTGGTGAAGATAGTTTTTCAGGAAGAGACAATGTTCCTGGCATGGCTACGGAACAAGTACAACAAGAATTGAATAGTATCATGGCGCCTGGTACACCGTACTGGGATAAACAACATCCTGATCATAATAGAGTTGTTCAGCGTGCTTTACAGCTCAATGGGATGTTAACTGGTGATGCTGCATAAAAAAAGGCTTAGACATTGTCTAAGCCTTTACTCTTTTTTTAAAAGCACATTTTTTTAATGAGCCAAAAAAAAGAATACAGAATTTATAAATAAATACAAGTTTTTTTATACCCAGTGATGGGTTAATCTATGGATAAGCTCTATGCCCCATAGCACATACCTTTGCGTAAGGTGGAGTAATTACCCTTAGTAATAGATGGTCTGCGCAAGCAGATAGCCAATCGTAGAAACTTAAATCTTAATTTTAATGGAGAATGTAAATGTCTGCGAATCAGATAACTACCGCATTCGTGAATCAATTTTCATCGAATGTTCAGCTTCTCTCACAACAAATGGGATCACTTCTACGAAACACCGTAGATATTGAAACTGTTAATGGTGAGAAGGCTTTCTTCGACCAAGTTGGATCAACAGCAGCTGTAGAAAAAACTACAAGGAATGCTGATACACCTTTGGTTGAAACACCTCATGAAAGACGTATGGTCACAATGTCAGATTATGAGTATGCGACTTTAATCGATGACCAGGATAAAATCAGATTATTGATTGATCCTACATCAACTTACGCCAGGGCAGCAGCAGCTGCAATGGGCAGAAAGATGGATGACGTTATCATTGCTGCAATGTTTGGCGATGCCAAAACTGGAAAAGATGGATCTACTACAACATCATTCCCAGCTGGTAATCAAATTGCTGCGGCTTCAGGCGGTCTAACAATCGCTAAGTTAGTTGAAGCAAAACAGAAGCTCGATGAGAACTCTGTTGATCCATCTATCGCAAGATACATCGTTGTGTCACCAAAGCAAATCAGCGATTTGTTAAACTCAACAACAGTAACTAGCGCCGATTTTAATACGGTGCGTGCGTTAAGTACTGGTACGATATCAAATTTCGTTGGGTTTGAATTTATCGTTTCTAACAGATTACCAGTTGATGCTAGTTCTGATAGAAGGGTATTTGCCTGGGCGCAAGATGGAATGAAGGTTGCTCTTGGCAAAGAACCTCAAGCAAGGATCGATGTAAGAGCTGATAAATCATACGCAACACAAGTCTATTACTGCATGACTATGGGAGCTACTCGCATGGAAGAAGAAAAAGTAATAGAAATTAAGTGTTCAGAGTAAGGGAGAGATAAATGGCTACAGTATTTTCTACTCAAAGAACTAACGCTAGAGCAGTTCCTTCCGTAAAGAACAAAGCTAACGAATTAGGTGGCAGAGTTCGTATTGCTCACGGCGTTTTTGAAGCATCTTCATTAGCATCAGGTGATGTTATTGAAATGTTTATTCTTCCTGACGGCGCAAGAATCATAAGTGGTTCTTTGGCTCATGATGCATTAGGATCAAGCACAACATTATCTGTAGGACATGGAGCCTACAATAATGCTGCTGGTACAGCAGTTGCTTTAGATGCTGATGAATTTAAGGCAGCAGCTGCTTCAACATCCGCTCAAAAAGTGGACGTTGCCGCAACACTTGCTTTAGGTTCAGGCATTGAGATCGATGCAGATCAGGATGGTTATCCAGTAACAGTAACAATGGGCGGAGCCGCTGGTACTGGTACTATTGAATTAACTATGCTTTATGCATTAGATTAATTAACTAGGGGGCAGTTAACGCTGCCCCTTTTTTTAAAAGGTTTATTATGGCTAGTGTTGTTGATATATGTAATTCAGCTTTGAACTTGATAGGTGCATCTAATATTTTAGATCTCACTGAAGATAGTAAAGCTGCCAGGATTTGTAATCAAAGATATTCTTTTGTAAGAGATGCAACATTTAGATCTCATCCCTGGAATTGTCTTCTTAGACGAGTGACATTAGCTCCTGACACAGAAACACCAAACTTTGATTTTTCTAATCAATTTACACTTCCAACAGATCCATTTTGTTTGCGTGTATTACAACTTCAAGATCAAGATTTAGTTTACAAAGTTGAAGGCAGAAAGATTTTAGCTAATTCAACAGAAGTAAAAATGCTGTATGTAGCAAGAGTTGAAGATCCAAATGAATATGATCAATTATTAATAGAAGCCATAGCAGCTAAACTTGCGGCAGATATTTGTTATGCCCTTGTTAATAGTGCAAATCTCATGGTACAACTCAATACAATGTATAAAGCTAAACTTGTTGAAGCTAGATTTGTTGATGCTAATGAAGGCACACCAGCAACAATGAATAATGAATCTAGTCTAACAGTGGCAGAAAGTAATGTCTTCCTTGCATCGAGGTTGTAATGGCAAAGATAACAGCTGCAAAACAAAATTTTACGTCAGGTGAGATTACACCTAGATTAACTGGAAGAACTGATTTAGGACGATATGATAACGCAGCACAACTAATAGAAAATTTTTTAGTGCAGCCGCATGGCGGTTTAGGTAGAAGACCAGGCACTAAATTTATAAGAGAGGTCAAAACAAGTTCTGCAAAAACAAGACTAATACCTTTTCAGTTTAATGTTGAACAAGCCTATATATTAGAATTTGGCAACCAATATTTTAGAGTTTATAAAGATGGCGGAATTGTTGTATCAAGCGGAAGTCCAGTAGAGTTTTCAACGCCTTACACCACAGCGCAGTTAGATCAGATTAAGTTTGCTCAAACAGCTGACGTTATGTACATAGCTCATCCAAGTCATGCACCTAGAAAGATTACCAGGACGGCTCATACGGCGTGGACAGTCACTGAGGTAGATTTACAGCGTGGGGCAATGTTAGATCAAAATCTAACAACTACCACATTAACTGCTAATGGTAGAACTGGCAGTGTAACAATAACTGCTAGTGCAAGCACATTTGTTTCTACGGACGTAGGACGCCTTGTGAAGCTGCATAAAGGTTTTGCTAAGATAACTGCCTTCAGTAGCGCTACATCCGTTACAGCAACGGTACAAGAGCTTGAAGATGGTAGAGCAGAGTTGATGCCTACATATGCAGCTAGTACGTTATCATTTCATGAAGGAGATCCTGACAGCACTGGTTTAGAGCATAATGATAGAATAGAAGACACAGCTGGTAATTTTATTACCCAGGGTTTTGAAAATGGTATGAAGATTACCATAAGCGGCACATCAAGCAATAATGGATCAGGTAAATTAATAGTTGATGTAACTGATACTGTAATAACATTAGCTCCTGGCATTGACCTGGCAAATGAAAGTGCTGGTAGTAGTTTTACTCTTACTGGTGATCTTATTGCAGATAGTAATTTTTCATTAGGTGCGTTTTCAGAAACAACTGGCTTTCCAGCAGCTGTGGCATTTTATGAGCAGCGCCTTGTATTTGCTGGAACAAGCAGTCAACCACAAACAATATTCTTTTCGCAAAGTGGTGATTTTGAAAACTTTGAGCGTGGTACAAATGATGATGACGGTTTGGTTTATACCATAGGATCTAATGAGGTAAATGTTATTAGATACTTGTCATCAGGACGGCAGCTCATAGTTGGCACTAGCGGTGGTGAGTTTATTGTTAGAGCATCAGGTTTTGACGAACCATTGAAGCCAAACAACACGCAGATAAAACAACAAACTACATATGGATCAGCAGATATCCAGCCAATGCAAGTTGGTAATGCTACATTGTTTTTACAGCGTGCTAAAAGAAAACTGCGTGAATTAGTATTCAGTAATGAATCAGATAGCTATGTAGCGCCTGATATGACTATTTTAGCTGAACATATTACAGAGGGTGGTATTACAGCTTTTGCTTATCAGCAAGAGCCTGACAGCGTTGCATGGACGGTTAGAACTGATGGTGTTCTATCATGCATGACATATAGACGAGAAGAGCAAGTTGTTGCCTGGCATAGGCATATTATTGGTGGTGTATTCGGATCAGGAAACGCAGTTGTAGAATCCGTGGCAGTTATACCTGGTGATCTAGATGAAGATGAAGTTTATTTAATTGTAAAAAGGACAATAGGTGGAGCAACAAAAAGATATGTTGAAAGAATGTCAGGATTTGATTTTGGTAGTGACGTTAAAGATGCATACTTTGTTGATAGTGGACTAACATATTCAGGCAGCGCTGCAACAACTATATCAGGTCTAGACCATTTAGAAGGTCAAACTGTTTCAGTATTAGCAGATGGATCAGTTCATCCAAACGTCACTGTAAGTTCAGGCGCTGTTACGCTCCAGCGTTCTGTTACAAAAGCACACATAGGTTTGCCTTTTACAAGTAAAGTAGAAACACTAAGAGTTGACGGTGGTAGTGCTTTGGGTAGTTCTCAAGGCAAAGTCAAAAGAATATCAGAAGTTACAGTAAGACTATTTAGATCAGTAGGATTAAAGGTTGGTACATCTACCAGTGAATTAGATGTTGTGCCATTTAGAGATTCAGGAGATGCAATGGATACAGCAACACCATTATTTACTGGAGATAAAACCGTAGAATTTAGAGGTGGGTACGATGATGATGCAACAATTGTTATTCAGCAAGACCAGCCATTACCAATGACAATACTAGCTATATTCCCAACGGTATCTGTTTTTGATAAATGATTATAATTGATTTTGAATCTGATCACGCAAAAGAATTGTATGATGGTATAATTAATGATGACAGAAATAGACCGCCTATTATGATTTCACAATTTGTTGATGAGGTTGTTGTTAAAAATTTAGCTTTTACTGGTGTTCTAAATGGTAAGATAATTGCTTGCGGTGGTATCTACCCAATTTGGAATGGTGTAGGGGATGCTTGGTTTATTGGATCAAACGTAATATACGAATATCCGATTTTAGTTACAAAAACTGTAAAAAAATATTTAAATGAACTTATGGATCTTAATAATTTTCATAGAGTTCAAGCATATGTAAGGCATGATTGGCAAGAAGCGCAAAGGTGGATCAAGGTCTTAGGTATGCAAAATGAAGGCACTGCCAGGAAATACAGTACTGACGGTAGAAATCACATACTTTTCGCAAAGGTTAAATAATGACAGATCCAGTAACAATGACACTTATAGGAGCTGGAATATCAGCTGGGGCAACAGTTTTAGCTGCTGACGGCACAAAGCAAGTTGGACGATATAACAAACAGATAGCAGATAGAAATGCAAAGGTAGCAGAACAAAAAGCAGAAATGGCTTTGTTTGATGCATCTAGAAATGCTGTAAAATTTAGAAATGATTTTAGAGCATTAAATGATGCGTCAGCTTTGGCAATGCGAAAAAATAATGTAGCTATAACTGGATCAGCTCTTGATGTACTCTTAAACAATGCTTTAAACTTTGAAATAGATAACGAAAATCAAAGACGCCAGGCAGCTGCTACAGCAAGTGATTATAGAGAAAACGCTGTAAATGAAAGGCTTCGAGGACAACTTGCATTGTACGAAGCAAAACAACAATCAAGAGCAATGAAGATAGCAGCTATCGGAAAATTTGCAACAACCTATGGCAGCGTATAAATGAGAGTGCCTACATATAAACAACAAACTGGATTTGGTATTCGTGGTGGGGGCGGACAGCGTCTAACAGCAAGTCTAAATCCAAATGCAGCTACAGCTGTAGCTAGAACTATAGCTGATATAGGTGATGCTGTTACTGAAATAGGTATGAGAAAACTAGAGATAGAAACTGATACCGAAGTCAATACAGCAAAAAAAGCTATTGTTGCAGAGTTTGAGCAAGAAAAATTAAAAGCGTTACAAAGTGATAATCCTATCCAAGCTGAAAATTTAGCCAAGGGTAATATGCAAAGGATACTCAAACAGTATTCAATGGGTTTAAAAATAAATCCTACAACTGGTAAACCTTATTTGAGTACTAAAAAATCACAATCAAGATTTATGTCTATAGGTCAAGAGGTCTATAGTTCTGCAATTATTGATTATGTTAAAAAAAACAATACTAGAATTATTGAGGTAAATAAAGCAAACGTATCTTTCAATACTGATGAAACTGTAAATGCTATAATAAATGCTGAAAATCCAGGTGATGCATTAGAAAATTTCAAAAAATTATTTTCTACAAATTCATTCAATCCAGGTATTTTGACTAAAGCTCTTATGAATGGTGATTATAATTCAAAAGAATATACAACAGCTTTTGACAATTCTGCTGAAGTACTTGTTGATGGATTAGTTTTAAAAGAAATGAAAAAGTCACCTAGTGCTATGGCTGTGGCTATGGAAATAGTTGATGGCAAAAGTGATAATGTAGTTTTGAACAATGCTATAAAACTTATTGGTGATAAAACAAAGATGCGTGACAGAATACTAAAAGCAGCTGAAGAGTTTGACAAGGATCGAAAAAACGCAAAAGAAAATAAACAAAAAGAGTTAGAAGAAATAAATGATGGTATTTATGCAAAAGTTATAAATATTGATTTAACAAATCCAAAAGAAGTTGAAAGCGCAAAGAAAAATCATCAAATACTTAAATCAAGAGGATACTATGATTCAATAGATAAAATTAATAAAACAGAAATAATGTTAGGTATACAAAAGGCTGAAACAAAATCAGGTGCATCTAATAGAGATACTATCCAATTACTTAATGCAGCTGATAGAAATAATACTCTGACAGCAACTTTAGTAATAAATAATTCTTCAGGTCTTAATGATGGTGATTTTGGCAAATTTATGACTCGTGTTCAAAGTGAAATAGATGATGGATTCAAAGACGCAAAACAATATTTTAGAACAAAGTTGAGCTATAATGAAAATGCAGATACTAGCGGTGCAGCTGGTAAGTCTCTTCAGCTTATGTTTGATGATGCTCAAAATGAATTATTTGAATGGAAACTTACACAAAACGCAGAAAAAAAACCGATTACTTATGCAAACACTATCGCAAAAGCAAAAGAAATTTATTCCAAAAAAGAACTTGAGTTTCGTAAAACTATGAAGCAATCAGCGGTTGATTATTTAACAAGCATGAACTCAATGCTACCAAATCCAATAGTTTTTGATGAAAACAAACCAATACAATCGACACTTGATTATATGAAAAATAATCCGACATTATTTAGTCCAAGTGATTTACTTGTACAAAATCTTAGGAGAGAAATTTTGACTTTCAAAAAATTTAGGATTGATAGCATACAATGACAAGTTATTTAGACCAAATTGAAAATGATTATGAAGCAGCAGAAACAGCCGCTTTTTTTAATATCGGTGTTGTTAACAAGCCTAAAGAAAAGGTAGAGCCAGTTGTAAATGAAACTGAATCAATACCAGGAACAATAGGGCGTGCTACTGTAAAAGGTGCTGTCAAAGGGATGACAGAAGCGCCAATGAACCTGGCAACAATTGTTGGTGCGCCAGTTGATATTGTGACAGCTGGTCTTAATAAAATTGGCTTTGATATTCAAAACCCAGTTATGGGAAGTGATTTTTTACAAAGCGGTATAAAGGCTATAACAGATTTTGGAGAACAACTTATTCCAAAATCTTTGAATGTAAAATTTAATGAGTATCTTTCCAAACCATATGACAATCAAATCACTGGTGCATTGACAGAAGCTATATCTCAATTTGGCACAACAGCAATACCAGCTGCTTCTTTTGTAAAATTAATTACAAATGCAAATCCTTTTACCAGGTCATTAATGTGGGGCGGTATAGCTGATGCTACTGCTTTTAATGCAAACGATCAAACGCTAGTGGGTCAGTTATTGTCAAACCCTGAAGGCGTGGAACAACAAGATCAAGAAGCATTGCGAGAAATGCTAGTCGGTTTGTTTACAAAATACGAAGATGATCCTGAAGCTGTAAAACTTGCAAAGTCATCTTTAGAGGGAATGGGCATAGGTGGTTTATTAGAAGCTGCATTTAGGATTGGTAGAAAAATACCTTGGAAAAGAGTTTTACAAGGCGGCACTGTAGCAGCTGGTTCGGCTGCAACAAGTGAAGCTGAAGCTGGTGTTATTGGTGATTTAATTAAGCGTTTATCTAGAGCAGAAACAACAAAATTAAAAGCAGATACTAAAACAACAAAAGAATATAATACTATTAGAGATGAAGCTCTAAGAGTTAAGAATGTTTATCCTGAAAGTGACGGTTGGCTACCAATAAATATTGCAGCAGATAGTAAAAACCCATCATTCAAAGTTGATAAAAAAGGTAAAATAGAAATAAGATGGCAGCAACCAGCATATGCTTTTCATATACCCACTGTTAAAAACTTTGATAAATTAAAAGGTGATAAAAAAGCAGCAGCTGTTGCAACTCACAAATCTAATCTTGTAAACAAAATGGTCACGGATGTTAACGGCGTTCTTGAAAGAGCAAAGGGCGGTGATCAAGCTGCAATAGATATTATTAATCAGGCTAACTGGTATAGATCAATGAGATCTAGACTAAGAAGAGAGTTTGGTGGTTTATCTGATGTATTTGCTGATATTATTGGCGCAACTTCAGCAATGACAAATGTACAGCAAAATTATGAAAATGCTGTTGAAGTTTTAAGAATGTTCGTCAGAGGTGACTTTGATAAACAAATTGAAATGTATAAAAAAGTTGCGGCAGAAGGTGGTAATTTAAGTTCAACAAGACTTACTGCTTTGGCAAAAGATAAAACTGTTGACTTTGATTTGATTAGGAACGCAGCTGGTAAATTATTTGGTAACAATAGTCCAGCAGCAACTACAGCTTTACTTGATATGTTTAGGCAAATAAAACCTGGCAAAGCTCCTAAAACAATTAACTTTACTGGCAATCTTATTGGTTTTGGTAATGAAGCTACAATAGATGTATGGGCAGCAAGATATCTAAGAGATGCTGCTGGATTACCAAGAATACCACCACCAGCAGAAAAAGCCGTTGCTGGTAAACATTTAACTAAAAGTACTTTTGAGAATCCACAAATAGGATCTGAGTTTGGTTTTGGACAAGAAGTATTTTCTGACGCTGCAAACATATTGAATACGGAGGGTAACATAAAAGCATTTAATCCAAACATAGGTGATATGGGTGCAGATGATCTCCAGGCAGTAGTTTGGTTTTTAGAAAAAGAAAAGTGGACTAAGAACGGATGGACAACAAAAGCTGGTGAAGGCGGATCATTAGACTTTGAAAGTGTGTATGGTGGATCAGCTAATCCTGAAAGAGTAAAAGAGCTTAGATCAATTATTAATAGTTCTGCTTCAAGTGAAGCTGACAAGATAAAAGCAGCAGATGAATTAAAAACTTTAGAAGGATCACCTCAAAGGTTTACAGCTGGTATTTCAAGAGAAAGACCTGGGGAAGTACCAACTAATATTCAACAAGCTGAATTTTCAGCTGAACTTATAGAACCTTTGAAAAATGATAAAACTGTTATTGCTTATCAAGCAAACAATACTTTTGGTGAATATGCTGGTGAATTAGAAAGATCTTTAAATTTTGAAGTTGTAACAAGAACAAATTTTGATCCTAATCCAATGACAAAAGGGTTAGTAGAAGCTGCACAAAAATATAATCAAGAAGCCATATTTGTTTCAAAGGTTGTGCCAAATGGCACTCCAGGCGCTAGACCTGGTGTTGAAATTTATTTCCAAGACAGACAAAATATTGATTATGCACAATTAATAACAACAACACTTAGACGATTGAAATTGGATGGTTTTACATTTATTACTGATGCAAGATATCAAGATCGACCTGATATTATGGCTCTGAGTAATGAGCCTACTGCAAAATTAGTTGGAATTAGATTTCAATATATTCCTGAATTTGATGAATCATTTGATCCAGCAAGAGCAAAAGAAATATTTGAAGACAAAGAAGAAGCCTACGATGTAATTATCGAAGAAATGTCAAAAATAGATGGAATTACTTTTGCTGATGTAGTATCATACGAAACTCAGGTTTATAAAAGACCTGACGTTGAATGGATTAATGGAGGAACTACATACGATGAGTACCTTGGAAGAAAGACTGAATAGGCAACTAGCAAAAGGAAAAGATGAAAATTCTTTTCTTGTAAAAAATTTACGAAGACAAATTGAAGCAGAAAAATCAGGAAAAGGTTTTGCCGAGCTTTATATTACTGGATCTGCAAACAAACCGACAAGTGAAAAAAATTCACAAATGACCTAAAATATGGTAGAAGACTATATATAGTAGGAGTGCTTTAGGCGCTCCTTTTTTTTGAGGATCTCATGGCAACACCTGAAGAACAAACGCTAGAAGCGTCCGCAACTGGCATGACTAATTTTGCCGACAAAAGACCTGACGTCAGCAAGAATATTCAAACTGCTGGACTAGGAAAAGAAATATTTGGTTTGTTTGGTGAAATACTAAACAGACAAAGTAAAGGCGGCATGGGTACTGGTGTGTCAGGATCAGATGTAACAACTAAAGTTCCTGAACCATCCGTAGAAGGTCTGTTAAAAGACGATGAAACTTACAAAGGTGTACAGAAAGATTTATCTGAAAAAGTGCTTACACCTCAAGGTCAAGAGCGTTTTGCCAAGGGTGGCTTTCAGGCAAAAGTAGCAATAGAGCCTGAAGACGATTTAATTGATCTTGCCAAAAAAGCAGCTGATGAAGAAGTTAATACAGTTGCAAAAAAAGGTTTGAGAAATTTTAGAACTGGTCTTGCAAACGAAGGTGATGCCTTAGACGTTTTAGAAATTAAAAATAAAAATTTAATATCAGGTGACACTGGTTTAGATTTTAATTTTAATAATTTTGAAAGTGGTAGTGATGTAAATAGAGTTATAAACTCAATAAGTGAAATATATAAAAATCCACAAGAATTAGAAAAAAGAGGTATACAAACAAACGAAGAAACACTTGCAAACGCTTCAGGCTTACTTGCTGATGAAATTGGTTTGACGAAAAAACTACTTAATAAAAAATCAGGACAACTCTTGAATGCTGAAGAAATGACAGCTGTAAGAGTATTATTACAAAAATCAGCAGCAAGGTTAGAAGAGTTAGCAAAAAAGGTTGAAAGTGGTGATGCAAGTCCAAACGACCTGGTAGCATTCAGGCGCCAAATGTCTATTCATGCTGGAATACAAATGAAAGCAAAAGGCGCACAAACTGAAATAGCCAGGGCATTGCAATCATTTAGAATAAAAACTGGCACTAATATTCCTGATGTTCAGGCGCAAGTTATACTAGATGAAACTGGTGGTTCTAAATTAGCACAAAAAATGGCTAAAGGTTATTTAGATGCTCTAAGAACTGGTGGTCAGGCAAATGCTAATAAATATGTGGCTGGTGCATGGTATCAAAAACTTGGTGACATTTGGCAAGAGGTATATGTAAATGGTCTTTTAAGTTGGGCGCCTACTCATCTTAAAAATATGTTAGCCACTCCATTATTCATGACGTACAATCTTATGGCAGATATGTTGGCAGCTAGTATAGGAAGTGGCATTAGAACTGGTCAAAGATTAGTTGGTAAAGAAGTAAATCCTGAAGGCGTATATTTTGAAGACTTATTTGCCAGGGTTTATGGTTATTCAAAATCTTTACGAGATGCATATGTTGTTATGGGCAAGACATTTAAAACTGGGATACCAGCTGATGTCTTGAATAAAATTGAAAACTCAAATTATAGAGCAATTGATTCTGAAACATTAAATATATCAGGTGCAGCTGGTCAAGCTATTGATAAAATTGGTAAGTTAATTAGATACCCAGGTACAGCTCTACAAGCAGCAGATGATTTTTGGAGAGTTATTTCAAGCCGTGGCGAACTTTATGAGCAAGCTGTAAGAACTGCTAGAGCATCAAAAGCAAAAGGTAATTCAACAGATGTTGCTGTTGATGATGCTATGATGACTTTGTTAGATCCAAAGTACAAGTCAGATGAATTAGACAACGCTGCAAGATATGTCACTATGACAGATGATCTTGGAGATGGCTTAACTGGTGGTACAACAAAACTTATAAGAAAAAATTTTCTTGGTAGAATATTGATGCCTTTTGCCAAGGCGCCAACAAATAGTATGTTAAGAGTTGGTGAAGGTCATCCATTAATAATTCTTGCATCAATGTTAAATCCAAGCAGTAGTATAAGAAAAAATTTACTTGGACAAAATGGATCAAGAGCGCAGCAAAGAGCTTTAGGTAAAATGTCTTTGGGTGCAATGACATTGTCATTGTTTCATGAGTACGCTATAAATGGTCAAATAACTGGATCATACCCAAGAGATGAAACAGCGCAGAAAATGTTGCCACCAGGATGGCAGCCATACAGTTTAGTTTTTAGAGCTGAAGGGTTTCCAACGGATGAAGATGGTGATCCGTTACCAATGTATAATGAAAAAACTGGATTACCAAATGGTAAATTACTTTATGTAAGTTATCAGGGTTTAGAACCAGTAAGTGCATTTTTAGGTATTGCAGCAAGTACAGCTCAATATCAAACTATGTTTTATGATCCTGAAGATAGATTAAATTTAATTTCAGCTGGTACTATAGCTACAGTAGATTATTTTAGAGACTTGCCATTTCTTCAAGGATTAGGATCTATTATAAGAGCTTTTGATTATGCAGATCCATCTTTAGTTATAGATAGTCCTTTAGGCAGTATGGTTGGAATATTTCCATTGCCAATGAGTAGTGCGGTAAGAAACATAAAAAAACTAACAGATAGTGAAGAAGGTGTTGAAGGTCAAGGTACAATTATTCCAAGAAAATCACCAGCTACACCTTCAGTATATTACACTGTAGCTGACGTAGAAAAACTTTATCAAGATAGTCAAAAAACAGATAATCCTTTTAAAGAAAGACCATATTCTTTAGTTGGCACTAAAAAAAATATAGATGGTGATTCAGCGGCAACATTTTTTTATGACACGGTTGCATACGGCTGGAACCAACAAGTTATGACTATACCTTATGTAAAAGGTATAGAAGAAAATTTTGCATATAAATACGATATGTTAGGATTTAAAAAAGAAAAAGGCGTTCCTTTTGCTGTAAATCCGATGCTTGCTATATGGAATAGTATGACGCCATTTAGGATGAGTTATGGCGAAGAAAATATAGAACCATACTTTGCTGAACTTATAAGATTAGGCGCACCGCTTTCATATGAAAGAAAAAGAATGAACGGTGTTTCTTTAGATGACATAAGAAGAGGTCAACTGACGGAGATTGCTAAAAACAAAGTTATGTTGCGCTTGAATATTCAAGGCTCAAGGGGGAGCGGAATGTATAAGTTTAGAGATTACCTAAAACTTTTAATGGTAAATCCAGCTTATGTAAGAGCAAAAGATAATGCTAAAATTAAAATGATAGAAAATGCTGAAGATGATTTTTATGAAGCTGCATTACCAATAATGCTTGCAATGCCTGGTAACGAAGACTTACAGCGTGTGTTTTTTGAAAATAACTTATTAGATTAGAGAGTGTAAAATGACAGTATCTAGTACAACTACCAAGAACAGTTATTCAGGTAACGGATCTACACATAGTTTTGCCTATGGATTTAAGATATTTGCTGACGCTGATCTTACTGTAATTATAAGATCGTCTACTGGTGTAGAAACTGTTAAGACGCTTAATACACATTACATTGTTACTAATGCTGGTAATTCATCAGGTGGTAATGTTCTATTTAAATTTAACACTGGTAATAGTTCTGATGCTCATCATTCATCTACAGATAATAGACCAGCCAGTGGTGAAACTGTTGTTATAAGAAGAAATCTTACTCTTACCCAGGGAACAGATTATGTTGAAAATGATCCGTTTCCAGCTGAAAGTCATGAAAATGCATTAGATAGAGTTACGTTTATAACGCAACAACTGCAAGAAGAGCTTGATAGATCTATCAAACTTTCAAGAACAAATACTATTACATCAAGTGAATTTTCTACGTCAGCAACTGATAGAGCTAACAAAGTTTTATCATTTGATGGATCAGGTGAATTAGCTGTTACTCAAGAGCTTGGAACATTTAAGGGTGATTGGGCAGCTAGTACAGCATACCTAGTTAGAGACATAGTAAAAGATACCAGCACTAATAATATATTTATTGTTACAAGCGCACATACATCTAGCGGATCACAGCCATTAACAACAAATACAAACAGCGCTAAATACTCCTTGATAGTTGATGCAGCATCCGCAACTACATCACAAACAGCAGCAGCTAGTTCTGCTACCGCAGCAGCATCATCTGCTACGACAGCTACAACAAAAGCAAGTGAAGCATCAACATCAGCATCCAATGCAGCAACCAGTGCAAGCACTG